CTTTTCCTCTGATTCCTTTTCTTCCTTAACCTCAGACTCACCCTTAGTTTTCGCATCGAGATTCAAATCGCCAAAGAAATAGCGGTGAATATATAGCGCAGCCCTGCCTAAATCTCCATCCTTGCCATTACCTTCTCTGAAGGCTGCCCTTAATAATTGCTTTATTGGAACGGCTGCTGCTTCATAATAAACTTCTTTATGTTCTTTCTGTAAATAGGGTAGTAGACGGAGAGCGAGTTTTTCAAAGCTCTCCTTATTAGTATCAGCGACTACCTTTAGTAATTTGTCAGGATTGCCATCTTGTATAATATCTTGTTCGATTCTTCCCAATACATCAGCCCGTTCAGCAGCAACTTGAGCATCTTGAGGTGTCGCGAAGAACTGAGAGAATTGAACGTCTCGGTAAATCGCTGCTCTAACGTCAGGGAACTTCTTGAAGAAGTCTGGATATGCTTTCTTTATATCACTAGCCCTTGTGACTAAATCTAGCTCCTTCTCCTCTTCGTCTTCCGCCTCCTCCTCCTCTTCCAGTCCTTCCTCCTCTTCATCCTCATCTTCTAGTTTATCATCATTTTTATCCTCATCTGGCTCTCCTTCCTCATCTTCTCTAGTATCATCATCCTTTCCTTTCTTATCTCTCTCAGTCTCCTCATCGCCTTCTTTCTTGTCATCTTCTTCTTTTTTGTCATTCTTTTCAGTCTTATTATCCTGTAAGGCAGATAAATCAGTTATAGCTCCAATTCCCCCTTCTGCTGCTCCTACTGGGAAGAATAGAGGAAATAAAAATTTACTAACATATTCAAATAACATAGATACTATCCTTAATTAGACCACTGCATACTTGGAAATCTAGTTTTATATGTTTTCCATTCTTCTATTATTTCTCTTATCTTCTCTCTTCTCCTTATTCCCATTAAAGTATAAATAGTCATCATCCATTGGATAGCTAATGAACCATTAATATGAATCTCATAACCCGGTTTCTTATTATAGTGAAATCGATACTCTCGTTTGTGAATTGTTGGATTACTTCCAATCAAAGCCGCAGCTCGCTCTACAATATCTCTATCATTCATTTGCAATTTAAACTGAAATTGTTTATAATCAAATTTACCATTTCTAGTATTTTTTGTTATGACATGAGTTATAAAACAGCCTTCGCCCTCAAGTAGTCCTGCCAACCAATAAATATTTTCTACCCTTCTTTTCATAACTAACCCTCCGATTGATTAGAGGCAGTCGGCGGCATTTCGCCGGGAGCACTCATTCCAGTGGGAGCAATAGTCTTAGCCTGAGCAGCCATTTCATGCTCCCTATAGTGCAAGATACAATTTTGGTATCCCTGTGGGTTTGTTTTATAAAGCTGGACTCCTACACTTCCGACTAGTATATTTTTTAACACTAGCATTTGCAATTGGTGGTCGTCTACGACTACATCTATCGGAACAGAAGAGTGCTGCCCATCTAGAGATTGACCTTGACTCAACTCATAATATTCGCTAAATTGCTTGTTACGGTCACATTCACCCGGCAGATAGAATTCTGGCATCCCAACCATTTGTTTTAGGTTTTCAATATTATTTGGATGTAAAACTATCTGCCCTACTTCTGGGATTTGTAATTGAATCAATTGCATGAAGAAATCTTTTTTCTGACTCCAACTCTGCGGAATCTGCTGACTTACTTCTGGCTCGACGTGTCCAATCTTACCTTTTAACTGACTCGTTCGCACCCACACATTCACGAAGGTGCCATTTTGTTTCTTTGAGTAAGATTCGTCCTCTTTCAGATTTTCTGCATAATCCGTGACACATTTCGTAATCAGCCGACTCCAGAATACAGATATAATCTGCCAAGTTAATTGGAGCCTCTGTAAAGCTCTATTTCTAGACTCCTGGTATACGGCAGCCGTATCACTCCCCTCTGGTGCGCCTCCAAATATTGAAGGAAATGCCCCGCTGACAAATTGCTGTTTTTGTGTGAGTGATTCCGCGAATCTTGTATATTCTCCAGAGAGAGTAGCCGTTTGAAGAGTATGAAAGCCATCGCTAATAGTTTTATCGGGACCAGGAGGCAAGGCTGGAACTATCATCCCCGGCGCTGCCCTCGTCTCCTTATATTTTTGAAGATTTAGTGTTTTAGGGTGGGCGAATGTTTCTGGGATTCCATATTCTATAGACTGCAAGCCTAAATTAAATATGTCTGTCTCTGCATCGGCTAGTGGAACTAATAAGTTACCGTGTGGCTCTCCGTGGACATAATTGCTTCTAGGGTCAAAACTCAGCGTCCATTTATCATCGAGCTTCTCTACTTTCTTTTCCACTATTGTATCACCAATAATCGAAGCGGAAACTCCATTAGGATACTTAGACTCCAAAAATTCGGCATCCTCAATAGCTAAATGATAGAAATACCAAGGCCGGAACCAAGCAGTCCTTAGAGTAGTAATATTCTTCATTACACCTGAATTATACTCTAGAGGCAGCCTGCTCCATCTCTCATATCTCTCAGTATCTCCGCCCTCGGCGCCAATTTTATCTGCGAATTCACTATAGACCTTCTTGAATTTCGCTATGTGGTCCTCTAGGCGTAAAATAAGATAGCCAATCGACTCCTGATTTCTAGCATAGAACGGAATCTTTACGCTAGTCATCCCAAATATATCAAACCTGCTTCTTCCTTTTGGTGTCTCTTCGTAGCCTACTACTTCATCTTCATATTCTATTCTTGTCCCTGCAATTTCTGGCGTTACATTCTGATTACAATTTTCGCAAGTCTGCTGAGGCATCATAGCCTGCGCTGCACCTATCGCAGCCCGTTGAATATCTGGAGACTTTAATACATCAGGATTTAAACTTTTATTATTTACAATGTCCGTAGAACCTAGTGTATTACCACATTCGGGACATTGTAAGTCTCCTACTAGCTTCGAGTTAGTTTCCGTAATAGGTTTTCTAATGACGCCATAGGCGGAGTCTTCTTTATAGTAATTATAGCCAAAGATAGTTCCTTGATTAAAGAAGAGAGTAATAGCCTTAATTAGCATTAAAGGAGCTAGATTATGCTTGGCTACTAACTCGCTTATTCTCGTATAGGCTTCCGCTGTTTCTACGTCATCAGAATCCTCTGAGTCGTCAGGTGTAAATTCTACATTCGGCAGGCTTACCGACAACGCAGCAATCAAAGACTCTAAGAAAGGCCGATAGATATTGATTTGTTTAATATCTTCTAGCTCTTCTACCTCTTTAACTACTGATTCTAAAGCCCTATAGTCCCTAGCTACTTCATCATAGAAGAATTTCTGCATATTAGAGAAGTAGCATTCATTTCTCTTTGCTTCTCTTAGAGGTCTTCTCCTTATATCTTCATCTTCTCTCTCTGCCTCTATTATTAGTGTTTTTAGTAGTGTATCTATTCTCTCTTCGTCCGCGTCGCTCCGCTCCGCGTCCGCTAGAGGGGATATATTATTTCCCAGCTCATCCGAGGAAGTAGTTGGGTCAATTAAAGCAGGAGGATACAATTACCTAGATTCCTTTCGATTAGCCCAGTTCAAATTCTCTTGAAATAATCTCTCAGCTTCCGTCATCTCATCTCCAACTGCAACTCCAGCAGCTTTTCTGGCCTCTTCCTCTGCCTTCCTTCTGATGCTAGATAAAGTATGGAATCTTTGTACCGGCTTCATCCCTTCTATATTCACTTCCTCTCTTCTCGACTCGGCGATAACTCCTAATTTCTCAAAGAGAATTTCTTGTATTCTTCTTCTATCCTCCCTCTCCTCCTCGAATAACTTCTTATAATCAATGAGTGTGGAACCTCCTAGAGCCAAGCCTCCTATGCCCTCTGACCGCAAAGGTTTCATCAGCGGAGGATTCCTTCCCAGCCAAAAATTCCAGATTCCTATAATAAGAAGTTTGAGCTTCAGAAGTATGAATTTGAGCCTTCTCATATAGCTTCTCTAATTTCTGCCTTCTCTCTAATTCTTCCTTGCCAGTATCTACAAATCGGTGAGCACATTTAGTAGCTAATCTTAGAGCTTCATAGGGGTCATCGCCATCAAATTCTGCGACATCTTCAGGATTAATTTCGGATGGGATGCAGGCTGGAATTACATCTATTAGTTCTTTATTCTCTCTTCCCTCTGGACCGTGCGAAAGAATCTGTAACTTCGGCAGATTATTCTCCGGTTCCTGAGGCTTAAATAAATTCAAGTATTCAAAGTATTTATCCTCACCCTGCATCCGTAGGATTTTCATCGCTAAATCAGTATCAAACTCAATAAGAGGCAAATTCAATCTAGGCTTCTCTTTCCATCGAAGGTATTCATGCACCATAGATTTGCCAGCTATCCTATCTCTATCTCCAAGTCTTACGTCATACTTGCCCTCGAAAGCCTCTATAATCTGTTCTCTAATAGTCTTTTCTTCACCCCTATGCTGACCTGCTGAGTGGCAAATTACTACATCCTCTAGTTTCTCCTCATCTGGCAGTCCTAGTTTAGATAGATTTGCTAATTCTCTACCCCAAATTTTAATAGGCGTCTTCGTCCAAGCCCATGTTCTATAGATATATAATCTTCCGGCCGGAGAAATTGCTGCCCAAATAGCAAAGGTCATCGCTGTCCAGCCCCAATCTATACATAATATTCGAGGCCACCAGCTCGGTATTATCTCTTGAAGATTAAAGCCTCCAGAGCCTTGTGGAATTTGTATAACATGAACCGCATTCTCAGGCTCAGAATCAAGCCTAAAAGCCCGAAATTCTGAGAATACTTGGCCTTCATAACTATTCCAATCTCCATAGAGCTTTGCTCTCTTCTCAACTTCAGGTAATCCCTCAAGTCTTTGTAGATAGGTTGGGTCATTAAGCAGTAAGTGAGGATTGTCTCTACCCAGAAATGGTATAAATATCCTCTTAACTTTCGTAGACTTATCAATGATTATCTTACCACCAAATGGTGCCGGGTCCACAAATCTAGACTTAAAAAACTGATGCCCGATATTACCAGGGTTTGTAAAGCTCCTAGAGAATGCTGGTAGGTCTGGACTAGAACTTCTGCATCGAGTAATAGTTAAGTAGAGATATTGAAAGCCAGTGAAATGTGTAGACTCATCCCATAGAATATTATTATACTCTGCTGTATCGTATCTCCTTACATCCTGCTCTCTTTCGGCAGGTCCATTTTGTATGATAGCACCGGACGGCCACTTCCATCTTTTCTTAGTCTCATTATAGACTGCTCCCATTTGTCCATACCATTCATGTTGTCTAGGGACAATTTCTTTTTCTATATCTGGATGAGTCCTTCTCATTATTAGGGCTTTATATTTTGGATGCTCAGTAAATTGCCTAATACACGGTAACATAATTACTAATGCAGTTTTGCCAGGACCAGCACTTCCTCCTCCTAGACATTCAAAAATTGAATCTGGTATTTGTAAAACTTGCTGCTGCTTCTCATGAGGCTTCCATGCTTTCTCTAGAACAGACGTAGCATTCCCTATCGCGGATGTATCCGTAACCTCTAGAGGATGCTCTCTAGGATATGGAACTTCTCTAGACACTACTTATTTACTCCCCATATCACTGATTCCGTAATTATCTATTCCATTTTTCTTCTTTTTCTTCTTATCTCCACCATTACTGCCAGGCTTAGCCCATCTACTCCTATCCACTGCTGGAGTAGCATTCACGAAATCCTTCCCTACTGATTGCGAAACTCCTAATTGTTTCGCTCGTTCTGGGGAATGAGCTATCATCTGCATGAACCGCAACTGTCGGCCGCTAGTAGCAGGCATTGCTAAATCTCCTAATTTATTAGCTAATTACAATTTAAAAAGAACTCTAGCCTCAGCATCATGCTCCCCAGCCCAGTTGTAGAGGAATGCCCCTTCTATCTGCCACTCGCCTTTAAATCCAATCACTGTTACTGGCCGATGGTAGATAATTGCTGCTTTATATCCTTCTCTCGTCACTGCTCCAACTGCAACTAGGTGATGCGTATCATCTAACTCTGGCGCTACCGTCTGCTCGAAAACCCTCTGCAATGCCTCCGAGCTAAATAGAGTCTTTCCTCTAGAATCAGAGCTTGGAATCATTCTCTTCTAAAATAATATGTAAATTTTACACGAATCCAGCCCGGCTAATGAGCATCTCTATAGTTCATGAATATATCAATAAATTTATCAAGGTGAGAAGCACAAATCAATGAGATAGTTCCTTCTACTTTATGTTCAGTATCTTCTTTCTCAAATCCTATATAATTAGGCATAGCATAAATTGGGCCGGGTAGGATAAATCCAACGAAAGAAGCCAAATCCTCACAATTATTAGCTTCGCATTCTAATGGTGGGTATTGGGGAATGAGATTAATCTGTAGTGTCCTACTTTTAGTAGGATGATTCATCTTCCGTAAGAAAACAGTATTTTTTGGGTCTAATGAATTAATATCAAATTCAGTAGAGATAGACTCCTTCCATTCTCTATTCATCCCCTCGATGGAAAAGTCACTTTTATCTCTAAGAGCTTCGCTCTTGTTTATTTTCTTTGACATCTTTAACATCTTTATTCTCTTCTTCTTTTTCCTTTTTTGCTTCTACTTTTTTCTTACTCTCTACAGTATCAATAATCAAATCTTCCATTCTAGAATGATGACTGACTCTAGGAGCAGTTGTTAAATAGGCAGAAATTCCTGCGAATAATAGAGCTAGATTCGAAAATGTAGGATTATTACTCTTCGTAGAAACAGATAGTAAGCCTGCTCCTATTGCCGAGCTGATTAGTATTAAGTCTTTCTTCTTCATTCTACTTCTTCTGTTGCTGAGTTTGCTGATTTTGAATTTGGTCCCGAATA